CAAGATCATGAGATTTATATGAAATTAAATGATTTAAAAAAGATAGATAAAAATAGTTGACTTTTAAGTATATTCTAGTTATCATTATCTAATATGATATCATTTTACAAACCAAATAGTAAAAACACAGGCACAGCTTGTAGTTTTAGCGTAAATTCAAAAGAAGGCTCGATTTGGAGCTCTTTGATTAAACAAAGCTCATGGAATGAAGGAACAAAAACTGGTTCATTTTCCGCAAACAAAGATAACCCACAAAAGAGTGCTAAAATTAAGTTCTCAATAACAGAAGCGGCGGGTTTGTTGGAAACCTTAGATAAAAATGTAGAATTTTCTGCATACCATTCTTCTGATAAACAGATAACAAAAATTAAACTTTCTCCTTATATCAAGGACGATAAACAGGTAGGATTTTCCTATAGCGTTAATAAAGAAAGCAAAGAAAACATAGAGAATAAGCAGTCGTTTCTCCTTGGTTTTTATTTTAGTGAAGCTAGGCTCTTAAGAGAGTTTTTATCTCATTCCTTACAGTCTGTATTTAGGACTCAAGAGGTGGAAGCAATTAAAAAATTTAAAAATTCAAAACCTAATCAAGAACCAACTAAAAATCTCCCAGAAGAAGACAGTGAGCTTTGGTAATTGTGAGCAAAAAGAAAGTCTTATTACAAACTGACTTTTCTCTAGCCAAAACTGGTTTCGGCAGAAATGCTAGGGCGCTTTTACAAAGTCTTTACGAATCTAATAAATATGAAGTAGTTCATTACTGCTGTGGCATTCCAGTTGGTCATCCAGAGTTGTCAAAGACTCCTTGGAAATCAGTCGGAGCCTTACCAAGCAATCCACAAGAAGCAGAGCAAATAAATAAAGATCCAAATTTAGCGAGAGCAGCGAGTTATGGAGCATATCTACTTGATCAAACTATAGAGAACGAAAAGCCAGATGTTTATATAGCTATACAAGACATTTGGGGAGTAGATTTTGCTATAGATAAGTATTGGTTTAATAAAATTAACTCTATTATCTGGACTACCTTAGACTCTTTGCCAATCTTAGATTCTGCAATTAAATGTGCACCAAAAGTTAAAAATTATTGGATATGGAGCGATTTTGCTACGAAAGCACTACATAAGCTTGGACATAAACACGTTAAAACAGTTCATGGATGTTTAGAAGATAAAAATTTCCATAGATTATCTGATTTTGACCGTAATCAACTTAGGAAAAAATATAATATTCCACAAGACGCTTTTATTATAGGGTTTGTATTCAGAAATCAATTAAGAAAAAGCGTACCTAATCTTTTGCAAGGATACGCGCTTTGGAAAAAGAATAACCCAAATGTAAAAAATACATTTCTTCTTCTGCATACCCACTGGTCAGAAGGTTGGAATATTTATAAATTAGCAGATGAATTTGGAGTTGATAAAAAAGAAATTCTTACAACGTATATTTGCAAGAACTGTGGCGAATATGAAATTAAAAATTTTAATGGACAAGACATAGATTGTAGATTCTGTGGCTCAAGCAAATCCCAAATTACAACAAATGTAGGATTAGGAATAACAGAAAAAGAATTAAATGAAGTCTATAATTTTATGGACGTATATTGTCATCCATTTACTAGTGGTGGTCAAGAGATACCGATTCAAGAAGCTAAACTCACAGAGCTTGTTACATTAGTTACGAATTACTCTTGTGGAGAGGAAATGTGCGTTAAAGAAGCGGCATCTCTCCCATTAGAATGGTCAGAATATAGAGAGCATGGAACAGAATTTATTAAAGCTTCAACCTCTCCAGAGTCAATAGCTACGCAATTAAATGCTGTATATAAAATGTCAACGGCACAAAAAAAGGAATTAGGTAAAAGAGCGAGAGAATGGACTTTAGAAAACTTTAGTGTCTCAAAAATTTCTCAAAAAATTCAAGATTTTATTGATAATTCTGATTTAGTAGATTGGAATAAAATTTCAAATAAAAACAAAGTTGTCAAAGACGCACTCGCTGAAATTCCACAAATTGAAAATAATTCCGATTGGATTTCGTACTTATATCACAATATCTTAAAGATGGAAAAAGTTGATGAAAAAGACGAAGGCCATAAATATTGGATGGATCAAATATCTAAAGGCGCGAAAAGAGAAGATATAGAAAAATATTTCAGACAAGTAGCAGCTCAAGAAAACCAAAAGAATAAAGACTTTAATTTTGAAGATGCTCTAGACAAAAATGATCAAGGCAAAAGAATACTTTATGTAATGCCAGAAAGCATTGGAGATATTTATATGTCTACAGCTTTATTTAAAAATATTAAAAAGCAATACCCAGACTATAATTTATATGTGGCAGTAAAACCAGAGTATTTTGAGATCCTAGAGGCAGACCCACATATACATAAATTAATTCAATACTTACCTCAAATGGATCAAATTTTATGGTTAGAAGGACAAGGAGATCATAAAGGATATTTTGAATTGGCATTTTTACCACATGCAGGAACTCAAAGATTTTTAGATTATCTACATAATGGTAAAACCAACATACAATTTGATATAAAGGAGAACTCTTATGCATCTACTTGAAAGATACGCAACATCCTGTGGGGTTAAAATAGATCGACCATATATTTATGATAAATTTTTTCCGCTACCTTTTGATAAATATATAACTTTTCAACCATATAGTAAATATGAAGCAAAAAATTATGATTACTGGGGAGAAGTCTTAATACTATTAACACCATTTTTGGAAAAACATAACATCCGTGTAGTTCAAATTGGTGGAGAAAAAGACAAACAAGTTCAAGGATGCCATGTTCTTTGTGGGCAAACAAAAATACAACAAGCGGCATACATCATTAAAAATAGCTTATTGCATTTAGGAACTGATAGTTTCGCGGCTCATATTGCCTCTGGATTTAATAAAAAAATAGTAGCAATATATTCTAACAATAATATAGAAAACGTTAAACCTTATTGGTCTGATCAAAAAGATTTAACTCTAATAAGGGCAGAGTCCAATAAAAAACCATCTTATTCTGCAAATGAATTTCCTAAACAGATAAATGATATCAAGCCAGAGCTAATCGCTCAGTCAGTACTAGATGCTTTAGATATTAAAGAAATTATCAATATTAAAACTTTATTTATAGGCAAAAATTTTCAAAATAAAACTTTTGAACTTATTCCTGATATTAGTTTAAACATACAAGCTATACCAATTAAAAATCCTATTGTAAGAATGGACTATGTTTTTAATGAAGCTTTCCTAGAAAACGTTTTAAAATTAAAAGAAAATGTTATCATTTTTACTAATAAAAAAATCAATAGCAATTTGATAAGTAAATATAAACAAAAGATTTCTCAAATCATTTACATAATAGATGAAGATAATGATCCAAGTTTTGCTTTAGTTTTGAAAAAGAATCTTATTAATTATGTATTACTCAGCTTTTTACCGCAAAACATACTTCAAAAATATAAATTGAATTACATGGATTACAATCTAATCGTAAGCAAAGACCTTCCAACGAAATTAGAAAATATAAGTTTGTCTGAAAATACAAGATATAGATCATCAAAAATTCTTTTGTCTTCTGAAGGCGAATTTTCTTCTAAATATGAATGGCAGAATAAAACGAAAGATATGGTAATTGATGATCCAGAATTCTGGAAAGAGGTTGATAATTTTCATATTTTTCAATTGACTTAAAGTATAATACATAGTATCATTCTTAAATGAGCCCAAAGATAAAACTAGAAGAAAATACTACCTCAATAGGCAGTTCGGAATTATTTAAAAATGTATCAATTATTAACCCCATTGAGGAGCTAAAAGCTAAGGTGGTTCCACCAAATTTAATAACTAGAAACCAATACGGGCTGGTAGAAGATAGTAACCTCAATTACATCTTCAATGAAGATGGAACAATAAATTGGCGAAAAATGGTTAAAGTTGAGCATCTTGTACCTAATCGTCAAAAGACTCAAGAAACAGACGTATCAAAACTTCAAGACAGAGATTTGCTTATCCTATTAGGAGGTATCAAAGAATTAGCTCAAATCCGAGGCTATACTAGCGTTGAATATAAAGTCGTTGCTGCTTCTGAAACTTATTTCGCAACAAGCTGTAGAATTACATGGCTTCCAAATTATGAAACGGGTGGAAAAGAAGTTATTTTCGAATCATTAGCAGATGCTAGCACAAATAATACAAAAAGCTTTGCAAGATTTTTCCTCGCAGCAATAGCCGAGAATAGGGCTTTTGTTCGTTGTGTGCGTAACTTCTTGAAGATTAATATTGTTTCTCAAGAAGAATTAGGAGACGCAAAACTAATTGATGAATCCCCAAGCGTAGAAAACCCTACTTCTCCTCAGAATCTTTTAGAAAAAACAATGAAAGACAAAAATATTTCATTTGAAATCCTAAAGAAAAAATTGATAAAAGAAAACTTTGAAGGCGCAGATAGTTTAACTTGCATACAAGATATAGCAAAGGTTAAGATTTTTGAATTAATTGAAAGACTGAAAAAAGTCGAAAAATAAATTAATATAAAGTAAAATAATTTAAATTGAGTTGGCCTTCGCTTGTAGATGAGAAAGAAGCAGATTCTTCTTTCTTAGTCAAATTATTAAAAGAGAATTGCTGGGCAGATGTCAAATCTGAATATTTTTTAAATTTTAAAGTCAAATTATCTAATTTTGGAGCATTATATATATTTGAAATACCGCTAAAATTATATTCATTTAAATTAGCGTTTATATTGAAACTAATTTTTAATGGTAAATTAGGCATAAAATTATCTGGTATATATTTACCTATTGTATAATTTGGATTTTTTGTACAGTCTATATTTAAGTTGAAACTATTTATAAGAGGCTTATCAACGACCTGGCTATCAAAATAAATATCAACGTAGTTATAATCATAAGGATCAATATCAAAACCTGTTATACTTAAAATCTCTAATCCTGTTTGGGAAAAAACTTCAGCAAATACTTTAATATTAGCTTTTGCATTTATTAACGAGTCTAATTGATAGTTTAAACTGTAATTATTTAATAATCCAGTATTAAAAATAAAATATTTATCATTATAATTGAATTTTCCACTAAAAGGTGCATTACCAGTGAAATTTAATAAAATATCATTTGCTTCTGGTATGTACTCAATATCTAGATCGGCCTCAATAAATTTAGAATTAATAAAATTAAGATCTTGATTATTAATGGTTAAAGAGGTTTCTACCTCTGTAGGATATCTTAAATTTAAAGATTGAATACCTTTTATTTGAGTAGTATTTAAAACAAACTTTTGATTTTCTTTAGAAGAATAATAGGCCATTTCATATAATTACACGGTTTTTTAAGTGTAAATTACATGAGGTAAAAGGTATATGGCTAGTATTTACGATACAGTTTCAAGCTGGGGCTCGGGGCCTACTTATAATAAGTATGATATAGTGAAGGGTAGTGACAATAAATACTATTATTCGATTATAGATTTAAATAACAATCAAAACCCAACTACAGTAGGAAATCTTCAAGTTGAATGGGATGGATATAAATCAATCAATTCTGTTCTTGTGCCTAACTTTTTTTGGCAACCGTCTTATTCTTCTTCTATTAAACAAGAGCCTAGAGTCAAAAGAATTAAATTTGGTAATGGATACGAGCAAAGAATTTCTGATTCTATTAATTATAATTTAGTAACTTTTGATGTTCAATTCCAACTTAGAACCGAAAAAGAAACTGTAAGTATTTTGCATTTCTTAAATGAAAGAGATACGAAAGAAGCGTTCACTTATAATATGCCTACGGTTTTATCTAAATCAGTATTTTCTACTAGATTTATTTGTCCTAATTGGAGTTTTGATTATGTTTCATACAATAACTATTCAATAAAATGTTCATTTGAAGAGGTATCAGCTTAATGCCTACTAAATCAGAAGTATACTCTCAGATAACTGGCAGTTACTATTCTATAAACTCAGAAATTAGTAGTCTAGAGCCATCTTCTCTTATTAATTTGTATGAGGTAGATTTAAATTCTGTTTATCCTGTTACGTCTTCAATAACTCAAGATGGTCAACCTCTTAAGAATGGAATATTAAGAATATACAATGACTATAATCTATTTAATCTAATTAGCGATGCTAACGGAAGAGTTTTATGGAAAAATGAATATTACTATCCATTTCCAATATCTGCAGAAGGTTTTGATTTAACAACTTTAGGCACTAGACCTACGCCTAAAATTTACTTATCTAATAACAATCCAGATAAGTCATCAAATTCTTTTTATAAATACTTAAGAATGCAAATACAAGATTTAGGTGATTTGGCTGGATGTAAATTTACAAGAATTAAAACATTTTTAAAATATTTAAATGGAAATAATTTTGCAGGAGCATCTAACCCCTATACAAATGACGTTTCAATATACGAAGTCGAACTGCCAAAAGATATTTACTATATAGATCGAAAAAGCTCAGAAAATCCCATGGTAATAGAATTCTCTTTAGTTTCCGCATTAGATGTAGAAAATTTAAGTTTACCTAATAGAACAATTTTAGCCAAGAGATGTCCCTATTCATACAGAGGAGAAGGTTGTTTATATGAGTATAATAAAAGAACTACTAATATCCATAGTGGAGTTTATGGACAAGTAATTAATTCTCCGATTCAAATAACTTTACCGCTTGAGGCTCCACCTGTTTCTACAGAAAATGATGAAATGTTTTTAGGAGAAATTTTTACAGGAAATTCTGCAGCACAACAAAGATTTAGTGGAATTTCATATTTTGCGACTGGTACAACTAATAACTATTCAGAATGGAGTTTTAGTAATTATACACTTGGAGGCGCAGGTACAGCAGCTGCAGCAGCAGCTATACTTAATGATAATACTCACGCTACAGTCGGAGCAACATCTCAATCAAATACGATTCCTATAGTCACCCTATCATTACAAAGACCAGCAGAAATAACAAGAGTTAAAATTAGTTCAAACGGAGTATTTAGACATAAATATGCATTCGAATATTCTCAAGATAATTCAAATTGGTATGCTGTTCCAGATATTAGTGGATTAGATTCAAACTGGAATCTATCTGGAGTAGCCGCAGGAACATATGCCATGGATTTTCCTTCTAAAGGATTTAATAAATACTGGAGATTAAAAGGCACGACTCAGACGACTACTAACACTACAGCTCTCACAGAATTGAATTTTAGTGGGCAATATAGAATTGGCGACAGCGGAGCTTGGGCTACAGGTTACTCTTATCAAGCTGGGAGTTATACATTTTTTCAAAATAATGGAGTTAAATATTATTATGTATGCATACAAGATAACACTGGAAGTATTCAAACATCTTTATACAATCCAAATTACTGGAGATCAGATTCTTGTAGCAAAAGCATAACTGCTTGTAGGAATAGATGGTTTAAAAATCCAGCGCTAAGACCTGTTATATGGCCAATTCCCAGGAATGGATGGACTTGGGATAGAGCAGTATATCATTACGATGTTTTTTGGGGAGAATATGGGGCGACCGTAAAAAGAGGAAAACCAACTACTTCATTTACTGGTTTAAAAAATGAAATATCTATATTTAATCAATCTGGATACCATAGAGATGCATATGGACCATCGTACAGAATAGGTAAAATTGCAATTGATCCAGATACTCTTCGCAATATACCTTATTTTCCAGAAGCTGCAGCGAATAGATTAGATTGCTGGCCAAGAAGACCAGACGCATTAGATCCATTAGCTTCTTTTGCTTGTGGAATTCCAAAAGATTCAAGCGGAAATTATTTAAATGGATTTTTACCATTTGGAGGTTTTCCAGGAACAAATCCAAAGGCTTAAAATGATAACAAATAAAATTAAAAAAATTATTAAGCAGGAATCATTATCTGCATATCCAAATGAATGCTGTGGGTTTGTAGTAGAAAAAGATAATGAAATCCTAGTCGTTCCTTGTGAAAATATTGCAAAAAATAAATCTAACGATTTTATGATTTCAGCAAAAAATTTTTTAGATATTAAAGAGAAATATAATATCTTATGGTTGTATCATAATCATACTAACGTAGAAGACTTTAGCCTATTAGACAAAAAAACAGCAGATAATCTATCTATAAATTTGCTTTTATATATTAATGAATTAGATGAATTTAAAGTTTTTTATCATAAAGATTTTAAAAGTCTTAATTACCTATTTGAACCCCATGATGATTATAAAAATAATTGTTTTAATTTAGTAAAAAATTACTTTAAAAATGAATTAAATTTAAATTTGGAAATTGATAATGATTTAATTAATAATAAAAATCTTGAGGATCTAAACGTAGAAGAGATAACTTTCAATAATTACGAAGCGAATAATTTATTTATTTTAAGTAATAAAACCTCTATTAAAAAGAATGATATTATTTTATTAAAAAATAAAATTAGTGAACATTTGGCTGTATATCTAGGTAGTAATAAAATACTTCATCAGCCCATTCATAAAGTATCAATTATTGAAGACTATACGGAGAGATATAAAAAAGAAACAAAAGCTGTATTTAGGAGTAATCTATTATATGACAATTGTTAAATTACATGGCAAGCTAGCGGAAGAATTTGGTGAAAACTGGAAGTTAGAAGTCAAGAGCGTATCTGAAATTTTAAGAGCAATTGAAGCTAATACAGGTAAATTTAGAAAATTTATATTAGAAAATCAATATGAATTTAATTATGAAGTTATGATAAATCATAAGTCTATGTCGTATAATGATGGACCAATAACCTTAGAAAATTACGCGCAAAGCGATTTATATGTCGAATTTGGCGATGAATTAAAAACTGTTGACATTATACCTATTATCGTAGGTTCAAAACAAGCTATAACTTGGATTGGAGCTGGAGCAATGTTTGTTGGTGCGTTTATATTTCCTCCAGCAGCTCCATTTTTAATTGCTGGAGGTTTAGCTCTTGCAGCAGCTGGAGTTACTATGATGTTATCTAAGCCACCGCCTTTGATACCTTATCAAGATCAACAGGCCACAGTAAATAAACAAAGCGCGATTGGTGGTGGTGGAGGTGGAGTAATTTCTTATTTATTTAATGGCCCAACTAATACAGTTGGCGAAGGCGGACCAGTTCAAGTAGGATATGGAGAACTTTTAATTGGTTCTCATAACATCTCAACAAATTACGATATTATATATTCTGCTAATTATAGAGATATAGAAACTGGAAATTTACTTGAAACAAGCAAAGGATTTCAATATTTATTCAACGAGCATGCAATGTTAATTAACCAAAGCTCTGTGACAAGCAATTTCTAATATGGCAAATCCAAATAAAATCGTAGAAGGTTTAGAATTTTTAGAATACTCCTCAAATATGAGTTGCAGTTGGGGTGGTTTAAAATTCCCAGAAAGTACAGCTGCAGATTACATGGGTGGGAGTCATGCTTTATTTTTTAGTGGAAAAGACTACGATGGAAGAGATTTAGATACATATAATTTTGGTGGAGGAGGTTTTGGTCCAAGAGGAGTAAGCGGTGCTTACGAGGCTGTAAGTCCAATTTTTGGACTAAACCCCAACTCTTTTCCTGGAGATGCTCCAGCAAATCATATTTATACTAATTATGATGGTATGAGTTATGTAAGTGGCGCATGGGACGCTTCAACTCCTGGTGGAGGAGCAGAAAACGCTTGGGAAAGTGGATTTCAAAGAGTTAGAGGCTTTGATTATATTTGTCTTGGGCATGATAGAAATACTCCAAAATTACATTCAAAATTTGGAATGGGTCTAGACTTCGCTTCTTTAAATCCATATGTAGCTAGCGCAGGAGGAGCGAGCAGAACTGACGTAGGAATCACTTCGATTACAACAATAAGTACATTAGATATAATTGGAGAAGGACCAATTGAAGGTCTAGTTACTGGTACATATATATATAATTTAAGTGGAAAGAGGGCGGGAGATATAGGTTATAATAGTGTTAAAGTTCAATCATATTTTACAGGAGATAATGATTTAGCAACGAATCCTATGGTAGGTACGAATAATCCAGAAGCAAGATCTATTTTTTGGAATCAAACGCCATTAGCTAATGAAAGGGGTTATCTTAACTTTCAATATATTAATTATAGATTCAATAATGGAGAGCCAAGTATTCACACAGTTTCAAACCCTAAAGTATTACTGTACGAAGATAGGTTTCATTACGACGGATATCAAGTAGATAAGTTTAAATATCCTATACCAGTTCAAGTTTCTAAACAAATTAATGAAAAATTAAGAGGGGCAAGTGCATATGATGGAGCTAGTTCTGGCGTATATTTTCCAAATAGATATTATATATATAATACAGATGTAGAAGCTTTAAGAATTAATTTCAAAGTTGAAGCTTTGTATTGGCAACCAATTACTGGATCAAATGCATCAGAAACTTCTCCACGCACGGTAATGATTCAAATGTATTTATATAGATTATTTAAAGATGGCACAACTGCTTTCGCTTCAATGGAGAAACTTTCTAATACTGATCCATATTTATTTTCTTCAGATGCATTTCGTATACAAGGCAAAATAAATAATCCAACAATTTTGCATTATACATGGTATATCAGATCTCATGCAGATAACGGATTCTTTTTCGAAATCCTACCAAATCAAATTGGGTGGATGATTAGAATTGATAAAGCTGCATACGAAGATTATAGTACATATGTTAAAAATACAACAGTAATAGAGAGCATCACAGAAGTTTACCACGATAGATTTACTTTTCCAAACACAGCATGCGTATGGACAAAATATGACGCAAGATATTTTTCGGATGTTCCAGAAAGAAGTTATAGAGCAAAGCTATTAAAAGTCAAGGTGCCAAATAATTATGACCCTATAGCAAAAAATTATAATGGGAATTGGGATGGAAGGTTTAAATTAGCATGGACAGATAATCCAGCGTGGTGTTATTATGATCTAATCACTAGCAATAGATATGGACTTGGAAAGTATCTAGACTCTTCATTAGTAGATAAATGGACATTATATGAAATTTCTAAATATTGCGACACACTTGTTCCAGACGGAAATGGAGGCTTAGAGCCAAGATTTACATGTAATGTTCTTTTAACCTCTAAAGAAGAAGCTTATAAAGTTCTTGATGATATGGCATCAATTTTCAATGGACTAACTTATTACTCTGCTGGGCAAATATTCTTGACCCAAGATTCACCTAAAGATCCAATTTATCTATTCAATAATTCGAATGTTATAAATGGAGATTTTACTTATTCAGATAGTTCAAAAAGATTAAGAAGATCTGTAGCGTTAATAAGATATAACGATTCAACAAATAATTTCAAACCAGCAATTGAATATGTTGAAGATAGACAAAGTTTACAAAAATATGGAATCAGAGAAGCAGAAGTTACTGCATTTGGATGCACAAGACCAAATCAAGCAAGAAGATTAGGTAAATGGTTTTTGAAAAGCGAAAATTTAGAAACAGAAACAGTAGAATTTAAAGCTGGCCTAGAAGGGCATTTTTTAAAACCAGGAGACGTAATTAATGTTTTTGATCAAAATAGAAAAAATAATATTTACGCTGGTCGCACTTTAAGTTTAACAACTGGTAGAGCTACGCTGGATTTATCTTCTGATTATTTAAATATTTTAACTGGTCAACAAGCGGGTAATAGAATTAAATTATCATTCTTAACTCCATCTTATACTTTAGAAAGAGGCACAGATATAGGAAATTTATATATCACTGGTTTTGACGCTAATTCTTCTGGAATATCTGGCTTAAATTCTACATTTTTTAGAAATTCTCAAATTCAAACGGTAACTATACAAAATCCAAATAACTATTTTTCTGGAAATAAAAATAGCAATGGATATTCAGGATTTATTGATGTTATTCTACCTACCGCATTAAATACTAGTGGTCAATATTTACCTCAAAATACTCCATGGACAATAGAAGTAACTGGATATAATTCGATTATAAATGCAAAATCTCAAATTAATAATCCAAGCAGTCTGGTATATCCAGGATATTACTTGGAAGCAACACTAGATAAACCAAAGCCATATAGAATTGTAAATATTCAAGAAATTGAAAATAAAATATTTTCAGTAACAGCCTTAGAATATGTATTAGATAAATATAACGATATTGAAACTGGGTCAGCATTAGCTTCTGTTAATAATAAAAGAGATATTCCATCTACTCCATTTTTAGAAGCTAATATAATATATAGAAATTCTAAGGGAGGGTATGCAGATTCGTCTAATAACATCTTTACGACTTACCAAACAAATGGTATTAATTCTATAAGTTACTTTATAACAGGTGGACCAAACTCTGGATTAGTTTCTAGATATTTAATATATAAGAGTAGCGGAGCTTTTATAAATGATCCGCCATCTCAATCTCAACTTTTAGCAATTAAAACTAACGATAGTTTAAATAGATCTGGTGTTGCATACAGTGCATTTGGTGGAGTTGGAACACTAACAACTGGAGCAGTTGATTTACCAGATTTCTTTACTCCTTTAGGAAAAGGAACTTTCTATTTGAGATGTTATGCTGAAAACGCCCTTGGAGAAACAGCTCCATATGCAGAAAAACTTATAACATTAACGCAGCAAGCTACATTAGCCCAGGAACAATTAGAGGATTATAACGTACAATGAACACTTTAGATCAAATTTCCTCCGCAGAAAATATAAAATTAACTTGGACTAATTCAATTAAAATTTCTCAATTTTTAAAACTAGAAGATGATGTAGATTATGATTCGCTTATTAAGCCTTACACTATACAAATTTTAAATGAAAATGAAGAAATTCTTAGAGAATATAATAATTTTAAAGATGGAAGAAAAAACACTTCTCTGATTCATATAGCAATTCAAAAACCTGCAATTTTAAGAAGAGCTTATATGTTTGCTAATACAAGAAAACAATATAATAAGGTATTAAATACGATGACTTATTCTTTTGAATTTCCTTTTGAAGAGAATATTAAAAGTTATATTGAAAAAAATAATAAATTAGGATATTATAAAAATTTAAAAATTAAAGTCATATCTGAAGATAATGATGACTCAAATGACGTATTAATAAATGTTACTTATAGAGATGTTAACGTAAACGATATAAATGATATTTTTATTAAAATTTTTAGAAATATAGAAAATACAGGAATCAAATTAAAATTCAATAAAGAAAAATTTCTTAATAGTAATATTGAAAGTATACTAATCCAACCTTTAGACGACAATTCAAAAGAAAAATTTAAATGCATATTCATTGATCAAATAAAAGAAAAATGGCTATCCATAATAGAAAATGAGTCTTCTATTAGTATTCCATTCCCAAATAATTATATCATAAAAAATGATTCTCAATTTGATATAAAAGTATACTATTTTAACAAAGCTCAAACGAACATGTTGAATTCATTTAAAAATTTTAACAACAACGAAGAGATAATATTGGATATCGCTTTAGAAAACTTTAACCAGCAAATGTTTGATGTGATCGATGTACCCAGCGAAGAAGAAGAATATAAAGTTTATTATCAAAATTTTATATATTTATTTAATAGTGAAAGTTACAATAATATAGCTTGGCCTAATGAGTTTACATCAATTAACGGCATAGAATATAAAAAATATTTTCCATTAGCTAAAGATACTTCAAATAATGAAACATACTTAATTAACAGAGTAATTGTACCAGAGTCTTCTGCCTTAAGCTTAATTCATGACGAAAATTTATCAACAGATTTGATTGGTTATAAATTTAAAGATTTAAACGGAAATATCAATTATAATGATATTTCTTCAGATTTAACATATCAGAAGAATACGAATATTAAAAGCATTGAAATTAAGACTGTAATAGAAGAAAATGGTCAAACCTCTATATATCTTGAAGCGATCACAGACTTTATGGATACTTCTAATTTCAAAATAATAAATGTAAGCAATAATCTATCGTTTATTGAAAGATATTTTACTAGTATTTCTGACCAAAATTATGTTACTCTATTATTTAAATTAAATTATAATTACGCAAATGATACATTTATGGACACGCCTAAAAACCAATTATTATTCAATAAAGAGTTTATCTCTTTTGATTTGGATGTTGGATAATTATCTAACCTTCTTGTAAACAGAACTACTTAACATTCCGCCTGGTCTTTGTTGATCTGTAATAACTTTAACAACCTCAGTTTTGATTTTATCTGATAATTCTTTAGCTTGTTTCTCGGACGCTAATCTATTAGATCTTAATTGATTACCTGAGTTTGAATTACCCGCGTCCTCCGATACATTTCCAGATTGGTCAATACTAATAGATATGTTAATATTATTTGAAATTTCCCCAGCGGTTGTAGCTTCGGATTTTTTAGATCCTAAAATTCCAAGATCATTACCATCATCTGGAGAAACCATTCCACCAGATGCAAACTTTTTCATTCTTCCAGAATTTATATTATCAAAGAATTTTTTCCCATAATGGTTGACTGAATCTTTTCTAATAACGTATTCTCCACCCATTAATAAAGCTGGAACATCATCTTTGCCAGTATTTCCGCCTTTAGCAAAACCAATCATTCCTCCATTTGCTCTATTATAGACTGAATATGGACTCGTCCCTCCTCCTCCGATTTGACCCAGCCCAGCTCCATATACTTTAGCTTGATTATACTGAGACATAGTAGGAGGCGGAGCACTTAATCTTCCAGAATTTCCTAAATTCAAGGCAGAGGTTCCGTAAGAAGATGGAGATGCCATTGGAGCAGTAGCTGATAATCTAGAATTAGAAGCAGATGGAAGATTTAATTTTTGATTAGCGGCTTGGGTAGGAGATAGTCTTCCAGAGTTTCCTAAGTTTAAACCTGATGTCCCTGAGTCTCTTGGGCTACTTGGAGAGAATAATCCATTCCCAGCAAGAGCTTGTCCCAATAATCCTCCACCAACTGCCATACCAGCAGAAAGTAATCCTCCCCAAAATATATTGTCTTGTTGTTTTTTATAATTATCTTGAGCCTCTTTGTTCATTTGATCTACTCGAGATCTATTTTCTAAATTATTTCTAATAGTATCTATAGCAGCATCTCTATTATTATAATATATGCCAATTCCTTCAGCAAGATAATCAATCAAACGACTTTTTTTATCTTGAATTATTTTATTTTGAGGATTGTTTGGATCTTCCCTAGCGAGATCTGATAATCTTGGATCTAAAATATTTGTACCGCTACTTGCAAAGTCTGAATCATAATTATAAACATTTCCTAATTCAAATCTTGCTCCTCCCCCAAATGCACTTGATAAATCTTCTGTTAATGAATTTCTATCAGAAAAAGATATATCATTTCCAGCAAGCATATCATTAATTGTATTTTGAAAAGCTTTAGCCATTTCTTTAGTAATGATTCTACCTTGTGCTTCTTTTCCTGCAATTATTAACGGATCTACTTTAGCGTTTGTGAGCATGTTCTGTATGCTTGATTCTGGAGGATTATAATTCGCATATCCTCCGCCAGCCATTTGAACAACTCCACCTTCATTTAATTTTTGTAAGAATCTATCTCCATATTTATTTACAGAAGATTTTTTAATAACATATTCTCCCTTTCCTAATGCAGCTGGAACATCGTCTTTTGTTCCAGATCCGCCCATTACTTTTCCTCCATTAGAAAATCTTTGTATTCCACTAGACGTAACCATTCCACCATTAGCTCCGCCAAGTGGATTTTTAAATGCAGAAGGTATTCCGCCAATGCTACTAAATAAAGAATTAAATATAGAATTCGTCGCCATTTGTAAAGCTAATTGTTGAATTTTATTAGCTATATTTAAAGCCATAGTTCTAAATGCATCATCCACGGTCTTAGTTCCATCAATTACAGATTGAAAAGCGTTATTAAATTCAGATTTCATTGTTCGAGCTGTATCAACAAAAGTTGAATTAACGTCTCTAGCCATGTCTTGAGTACCATAAGTCATTTCTTCTGAAAAAGCAGCAAATGGATCACTTGGTTTAAATTTTTTCTCTCTAATTCTTGCAGTTCTTTCTGCTTCTCCAGCAGATTGAAGTTCATCCGCAAATACACTACCTTCTTTTGCGCCAGCTATTGCGGCTAATTTGTTTGCTAATAATGGAGCTACTCTATTTAAAGCTTCAAGATTGCCTTTGTATTCTTCTTCTAATTTCCTTAATTGCTCTGCTAAGGCTGACTTTGCATCTTCTCTTGCGGAGGCTGTATAGACGCTTTGATTTAATCTATCGAAACCATTTTGCAATAACGCAGAAGAATTTTGAATTTCTTGATTTTTATTTTTATAATCTGAGATATCTCTTGTTGTAACGCTACCCTCATTAATTTTTGAAATCATTCTTTCTTGTTGAAGAATTGCTTGATCAATTAATTTCCTCTTTGTCTCTGGATCAAAAATCCCTTCATTAATAGCGTTTATTGTTTGGGCTCCAGTATTTTTAACTATCTCTTGAAAATCAATTTTATTTGTTTTGCCCATTTGTCTTAAATCTAAACCTTGGAAAGCCCCTGCACCCATATCAGCTTGAGCCTTTGATAAAGCTATTGAATTTAAATCTTTTCTAGAAGTCCTTCCTTCTGCCGCTTGAGCTACCCCTAATAATCCAAGTTTTGCAGCTTCAGCAGCTTTTGCTAATCCAGCTGTGTCATCTCCATATTGTTTTCTTAAGCCTATTTCTATTTCCCTATATCTATTAAGAGTCTCTTCTCTCAAAGATGCGCTTGAAATATTTTTGGCAAGATCACCCAGATTTGTACTAGAAATTGAAGAAGATAAGGCTGTTCTTTCTGCTGCAGCACTTATTTTAGCTAGTGCAATTTCGTAAGGAACACCAGCGTTAGTCATTGCTTCTAATTCTTTAACAAATTCTTCTTGGAATTTTTTTGCTTCGTTTTTTCGTTTTTCTTCATCAACAGTGCCACTGGCTATTTTACCCAAAGTTTCTTGAACTGTTTTCCCTAAGATTGAATTTATTTGAGTATCTTTAAATGAAGTATCCTTAAACAAATCTTGAAAATTACCATTTTTTAAATTACTTAAAGCGGCTTGTCTTTTTTCAGAAGCAAGTGTATCTCCAGCACCATTTCCAGGAGTAAATAATTGATTTAAATTCTGAGATAATTGAGAAAAATTAAATAATTTATCTCTTATATTTTGTAATGTTTGAGCAACTAGCTCTCCTTGTGATCCAAGGTTTTTAAATTCTTCTATAATCTTTTGTATTTTATCTTTTGGATCTCCATCTCCCTCTAAAATCATTTTAAATGTATCTTTAATATCTGCGCCATTTTTCTTGGTAACATCTTTAGATTCTACTAATCCATCAACAAAAACATTTAATTCTTCATTAAAATTTTGTAAATTCTTAGCTGCAAGTTCCGAAGCTAATACTTGAGAAGCAATTTGTTTTTTTGTTTCTTCAGATTTTGTGGCAAAATCTCTTCCTACTCCTTTAGGTAAAGCTTTAACTGGATCAAGAAGGCTATTAAGTTCATTGCCTAAAGAAGCTTCAGTGCTAACATATTTTGCTGATCTTTCTAGCTCTTTAACTCTTTTACTTATATCTTCTTGACTAAAAGGAAGAGCTCCAGTTGACATAACACTTTTAGGTCCATTTTCAATTTTTGAAACATTAAATCCAAAATTATCTTGAAAGCCTTTGGAAGAGTCCTCTAAATCTTTTAATCCTTTTGATGTCGTAAATGAAACTAATTCAACGGCATTCGCATATCCAGTTAAAGATTGCATTAATTTTTCATTATTGATTACTAATTCAGCAAATGTGTCGCCAGATCTAGTACGAAGTCTAGAAAATGCAGATATATTTTCATCAAATGTATCTTTTAATTTTCCTTCTTCTTTGAGCCTAACCACAGAGCTTGTAAAATCATCTATACTTTTTGCTGATTCTTTTGCTACCGTTGCTCTTCCTAAAGCTTCTCTAAGCGTTTCTTCATTTCCACTCTCTAATGCATCTTTAATTTGATTTGTTATTTCTGGTCCAGCGCTATTAAATATTTTTGCTAAAGAATTTGCTTGATTTTTTTCAACTCTTTGCAATTCAGCGCCCGTTCCTTTTATTTCTCCGCTTCTTAATCCTTCTGCTTGACCTTTAGAAATTAAAAATCCTTGTACATCTTCACTAAATCTAGCTAAATCATTTCCTGATTTTTCAGCTTGTTTTAAAAATTCATTAGCTCTACTATTTATAATATCAAGAGCTTTTTTAAAACCTATAATACTTCCAACTAAACCTCCAATTACAATTCCAGGAGTACCAAATAAAGCACCTAAACCAGCAAAACTTGCAGCCGTACCAATTCCTTCTGCTGCTCCAGCGGCAACCTTACTCTGAGGATTAAATTGAGCAAATGTTTGAGCAGCGATTGGTGCGCCTATACTCAATCCAATTCCAACGTTTTGTAATCTACCTAAAGCTTGACTTCTTGCATTTTGAGCTCTTTCAAGACCTCCTCTTGCAATCTCACCTCTAGTTCCTCCTGCAGCAGCTCTTGCTTCTAATTCTGTGAGCGCTCTTCTTCCTCTTAATAAACTTGATGATTGAACTACTAATGCTTCAGTTTCAATATTTAATTTTTGATTTAATTGAGAAGCTCTACTTAATTGAGTTTCTACTTTTCCTCCTGCAGCATCAATTAAACGATATTGATTTGTTAATTTAACTAATTCTTTATTTGCATCATCTAAGGATATTTTACCAGTAAAAACACTTCGAATTAATTGTTGAATTGCTACGACTGCTTCTTTTTCTGCGGGTTCAATTATACTGATTGGCATGCCGTTAGGCGCAGAACCAATATTAGTAATTTTTTGTAAAGCGAAATTTGGTATAAATCCAGAACTAAAAGCGCCAGATGTTTTTGCTTGGTCTATATTTTTTTTACTTGCAATTCCCTGCTGTAATCCAAAAGGTTCATCTTGAGTATTATAAACTCCTAATCCAAGTGGATTATTAGAACCTATTAATTTATTACTTCGGTCAACTCTTATTTTAGACTTTGGTACTCCAGCAGATACTTCCCTAGAGACTGCCTCTTGTAGTGCTGAAAAATTAGGTACAAATCCTCCAGCAGCCAATCTTGGTTTTGGTAGTTTTGGATCACTTTTAACAATAGCGTCTCTATAAGCTTTATCAATTATTTCTCGGGCTTGCGTAGTTGTTATTGTCCTCTTTGCGTCTGCACGTAAAACCGCTGGCTTAAATTGAAATTTATCATTAAACGCGGTAGCTGGAGGAGAAGATTCCTCAAAATCAAACGGTTTTTGAGCCGTATTTTGATCAAAAGCTTTTTCTAAACCTCCTCCTTTTTTTGTACCTAAATTTACCGCTGCTTCAAAAATTGATCCTTCGGTGCCTCCTGGGAAAAGATTAATTCCAGGTTTTCTAGTATTAGAAGCAAGTGTAGCTCTAAATTTTGGATCTGGACTTAAAGGCCCAAAAATCTCATCGGCCAGTTTAGCAAGCGGATCAATAAATAATTTATTGATTTCTGTAGAAAAAGTACCTTGATTTTTAATTTTTTGACTATTTTTTAAATCTTCAAGCGTTCTAGCTTGCATTCCTTCGAATCTTACGGATCTTGGGTCTTTTGGATAACCTAATGTTTTAAATGAAGTTTCAGGATTTACAGTACCTCTTATTCCGCCTACCCCAACTATACCTAATTTACTTGCATCATAAACAACAGTTTCTCCTTTTGCTCCTGTGGTTTTTTTAGAAGGATTAATTTTAATAGCATTTATTTCTTTTTGAATTTCTGGTGTTATTGTATAATTTCTTTTTTTAATTAAATCTTCAACATCTATTTTTTCTTTTTGAGCTTCACTAAA